TGCTAATAGCTATCTCGTCTTTTTTGCTAAAGGTTTTTATACCTAGATTGGTTGCAGTATCCATCCTTAAATAGATTTGCTACCCTGGATCTATTAATCCTCGATTGCTACAGAGTACTCTGTAGTCGCTAGTCAAATAGTTACTTCACGTTTATTTATTCAGCCATTGGCAAGGTTGCCCATTGTTGAATTTTTTGTTTCAAAACAGCAGACGCTTCGTATTTATTTTTGAACCAAACCTTGTCGGTGTCTGAGCAATTACCATACTTAGCAACCATAGCCCATACACGTGGTAGGATTACAATTTGAAAATCACTTTCTTTTTCAGGCTTTCGCTTTTGCTCAACAGAGGTATAAGGAGCACCAGCAATATAAGCTCGTGCTAGGTATGTGGCACGATTTTCATTGCGTACATCCCATGTGCGGTGACGCATCAATGAGTAATATGTGCCGTACGCTTTGTCCTGCCAGCGCGGATACATCCCGTTGTGGCCTGCCGATCGCCAATTATTGAGTGCCCACTGGTACTGTTTTAGTTGCTTACGTTCTTCAAAACGTATAATGCGAGCTTCTACGCTTAGATGTTTAGATTTTACTTTAAGTTCTACAGACATTCATTCTTTCCTTGTCTAATTATAATATAGTAGTATTAACAATTAGTCAAGGCTAAGGTGGTTTTCTAATCTACAAAACGTGTATTCCTTTTAATTTAGTTGGTATTCTAGGTAGGACTTGAACCTACTTCAGCTAAAAGCTTACCGAGTATGTCTCAACTCTGCCTTTCCCTATTAACTAGGCTAGAATTCTTGGCGCCTCTAGTAGGAATTGAACCCACTTCAATCTGACTTAGAACCAGCTGCACTACCTTAGTGCTATAGAGGCATTATTTAGCAGGCTCATTTGTGCTTTTTCCCAAAAAAAGTGCCTAACGGCTATGTGTTGCGGAACTGAGCCTATTTTATTTATTGTAGTGGTTTATTAGTAGTCACTATAACAGTCATCGCAGATTATTACATCTTCAGTTACTGCCATTTCTGCAACTGGATGCCACCAACCACATTGCTCACATCGAAAAATATAGTTATCTAGATATTCTAAAAAAGGTAGATAATCAATAAGATCTTCTGCGTTATTTTCTAAATACTCATATAGATCTTCACACGAACCACTGATATGGTCGATGATGCTATTCCAGCGAGCGGTGTTATCTACTTGATTATTAATCATAATCTATCTCTCATTTGTTATAACTATTTATAACAAAAATTTTAGCATGTGTAAAGTATAATTTTAAATTTTTTGCAATGCTAGGTTAACCTTGCCAGTTTTTCAGATAGCCGATTTTACGTTCAACGGGCCAAGTAGCCAAATACTCATTATCTTTATCAAAGATTTCGAGCATATCTTCTTCTGTATAAGCATTTACATCAGCTATAACTTCGCCTAAGTGTTTTTGGCTAAACTCTTTAAACTGTCCAGCATTAATACAATCTAAAAGAGCTTTTTGATCAATAGGTTCACTAAAACCCATACGCTCAAACACATCAATAGGTAGTACATATTTAAGTTTAAAATGAGAAAGTGTAGTGATTTCTACATATTCATCCATTATTCATTACTTTCTTAAAAATTGTCTTATATAGCCCAGGATTTACTTGCATTGCTTTGGGCATAAGTTCTTTGCGAATAAAGTTACGAGTCAAGCTAAGATCGCTATTACTCTCATCCTCTACCCATTTTAGGTTATTACGATTTGCCCACCTATTAAAATCAGATTTTTTTGTAGCTAGAAATGGCCTAATAACATTAATGTTATTGTATGGAATAATCTTAGGAATTCCGTTTAGAGAAGACCACAGCCATGTCTCTACGCAATCATCTAGAGTATGAGCAGTGATTACAGGCTCCGCTACACGATGAAAGAGCTTATACCGCTCATTGCGCCAAAACTCTTCTCTAGAAAGATTACGGGGCTTTACTTGCTTAATTTCATCATATACTAGCTTACAACCATATTTGATAGCTAGTTCTAGAACAAAGTCTGCACTAGCATCTGAATTGCCTTCTTTATGGTTCATATGAACAATAGTAATATTATGATTACGTGCTAGGAAATCTAAAGCTACTACCGAGTCAATACCTCCAGATACTGCTAGATGAATATTACGAGGAAGTTTTGCAAGCAGCTTAATCACGATCTTTTCCTATATTTTTTGGTATTCCGAGAGGGACTCGAACCCCCAACCTAAGTGTTATGAGCACTCCGCTCTTACCAATTGAGCTACCGGAATGTTATTACTTATAATAACTTATAGTTTAGAACTATGCAACTTATATTGCGATTTACAAAGTAGTATTATGCTACTTAAGTTGTTTGGTGCCCCCAATCGGATTCGAACCGATACTGTGAAAATTTTAAGTTTTCTGCCTCCTACCTGTTGGGCTATGAGGGCATTACCAGTCTTCAGTAAATTTATTACTTTTTATTAGATTATCAGTAGCTAGTAGATATTGTAGATTATTTTCTACGTGTAAACCACACACTATCTCGTTATTTAGAGGTATTATATGGTCCACATGATAGCCATTAGGGCAAAGTAAATATATTTCTTTTATTTTGTCTAAATTAGCCCATTTAGGAGTTGCCTGTTTAGCAACAGCTCTTCGTTGAGAGCTTCTAGCTAAATAGTCGGATTTATGAGCATCATAGTAAGTATCCCATATATCTTTACGTTCGTTATAGTACTTTTTATTTCTTATAGCGTGACAGGCTTTACAATGTTTTACTCCGGTATAAAAATCTTCGTTAGGAAGAATCCTATCACATTTATGGCATTTTTTATAGTTAATCAATCTTAGTAAATAAAAGGACCAAGTTTCGCCACCACCGGCTAATTTAACTGTAGGAAATATCCTCTTTACTAAACGATTAAAAGTCTGAGGAGCAATACCTAAGTATTCTTTGCAGTTAGAAGAGCCTACGCCGTTAGTAATAACTATTTTGATAAAATCTCCTAGTAGTATTTCAGGAGATTTGCCACGTTTAGCTTTTGCTATATAGTCATAAGGTTTATCTAATTTTTGTAAAATAAGTTGTATAATGTTTTCCATTTATACAGTATACAACTTTGGTATACGCGAGTCAATAACTTTTTAGAAGCTATTACTAGTAATGAAAGAAGTTTTCTATTGCCCCTCATCTAGAACTAGCTGGTTGAATGTAAATTCTTCTACTTCGATAATCTCATCGGCAATTACTTCCAACATACGAATTGCACGACTCTACCTATTGGCCTACAAGGGCGGAAACTGATTTTTATTTAACAGAATGTTTCATAACATTTTTATATGCTAGGAATGGCACCTTGCCTACTCCACGTCAAAGATACATCACAAATGGTCTAGCCGTTCCACCCAAGCGCTCTAGTGTAGTGGGGTGATGTATCTGTGGCGGGGAGTAGTGGAATCGAACCAATCAGTTTTTGTTTTGCTGTAAACATTCTAAAATTAAATTATGGAATTTTCCAGTTTCGGGCGTAATTGCCTTACGTTTTGACTTTACGTGGACTATATAACCTGCTTCCACAACCATCTTAACTACACATTGTTGCGTAAGATTGCGACTCTACACGACTTACTGTCAGTAACCTGCACTCAATGTATAAAATTTTTGGCGCGCCCGGCAGGACTCGAACCTGCATAAAGGCAGTTTAGAAGACTGCTGCCCATCCTTTGGACCACGAGCGCTTTATTAACTTAAGAACAATATAACGTATAAGTTAGCATTAGGCAAGAATGTTTTTACGTTACATGGTACTTAGGTTAAGAGCGGGATCATAACTTAACCCCGCTCTATACTTAGTCAATAGAAATATCCTAGTCGTTCAAGCTCTCGCTCTCTACGCTCTAAGTCTTGCAAGCTAGTTGACTCTGCAAGATACTCTTCGATAAACTGTTTGTTAGTTTTACGCTTAAACGCTTGTTGTAACCACTTAAACATTTGAACCTCCATATATAGCTCTATATTTTGCTTGAGACATGGCCTCAATAAAAGCACTATTTACATCAGTTTCTTTATATTCTAACTCACAGAATCTCAGAACATTTTCTTCGACTTGGCTGCGTACTAGCAACCATTTTATATAATTAAATATCATCACAATCTCCCATTGATAATTACAATGAGACGCTGCTCTTAACTACTTAAGCTGTAATTTGAATTACTTTAGCAGTTTTTTCTTGTGGTATTTTAACTTCTAAATTGACGCTCAAAATACCGTCACGAAGAGTAGCTCCAGTGACTTCTGTATACTCACTTAGCCTAAAACTCTTAACGAACTTACGGGTAGAAATACCTCTATGCACATACTGATCTTCAGGTCGTCTTGGCGCACGATCACCAGTAACCGTTAGGATATTATCCTTTAGCTCTATAGTAATATCGTCTTTGTTAAAACCTGCAATAGCTAGTTCAACCGTATAATTTTTATTATCTAGGTTAACTACATTGTGTGGTGGATATGTGTCTTTAACGTGTGAAGTAATTCTATCTAGTTCTGCTAGAATATGATCAAACCCGATAAAAGCTGATCTTGGTAGTGGAATACCTGTCATATGTTTCTCCTTAAAAGCAAGAATATAGTCCCTTAGTTGGCGACTACAATAGGTAATATATATTATATATAAGCGTCAGTCAAGTAGTTTTTTACTATTCTTCGTCATCTTCTTCAGAAGAATCTAAAATAGCTTCTATATAGTCAATAAAGTCTATAAAGAACCTAAAATCAGCTATAAGTATACAAAGTATAGCTGTTAGTGCTGTGAAATCAGTATTAAAATAAGAACTTATCACATATCCATAAGCTAAAAATCTAATTTGAACTAATAAGTAGCTTAAACCTAATTCAGAAGGGATAGGATACTTAAGTCCCCCTGTAAAATACGTGATTACCGATCTCAATAATTTTCTCCGATTTTTTCCATTTAGGATTAATATTCACGGAGTGAAAATACAATGCTCCATGAGTAGGATCTCTTAGTTTACGTGTAATAATCACAGTAGCTAAGATTCTGATTTTAGCTACTTCTTCAGTATTTGGTAGTTTATCTGATTTACCATCACAATACCAAGAAAACTGACATGAATGTTTAGATCCATCTCTTACAACTCCACAAATAGTACTTGGAAAGTCTGGATGATTTAGTCTATTCAGAGTTACATAGCCTACAGCTATTTGTCCCAAAACAGGCTCACCTCTAGCTTCAAAGTATATATTTTGTGTTAAACAGTCAACAGCCTCATTAGTTCGAAAACTAGATGCCTGGGAATTGTTTGCGAACAATGTCAGACTCAATGCAATCGCTGCCAAACTGTATTTCAATAATTGATAATTTCTCTTTAGTTTCATTGGTTAATTTATGCCATTTCTCTAAAGGAATTATGAATGTACTATTCTTAGTTAATGTAACTTTTTGTATGTTTTTATCAAAGTAGTCAGAATAGTACAACGTAGCAGTACCTTCTCGTACAAACCATACCTCAGAGCGCTTACTGTGTTTTTGCCAAGAAAGGGATTTACCAGGACTAACTACTAATTCCTTGATTTTAGTTGTATTTGGAGAATATTCATATAGAACTTTCCATAGTCCCCAATCACGAATAGTAGAATTATCTTTCCACGTATCTAGTAACGTGGAGGAAGAATTCATTTTATTACTACCACCTAAAGTATCAAGTAAACTAATGCCATTATCTAGGCAGAATTGATACTCAGGATAGTTATTATTAGAACGATCCCCACCGTTCCCAAAGATAAGTTTATAGTTCTGATACTTGTCTAAACAATACTTCAACAAAGATACTGCTGTGTTATCTGTATCATCAAAACTTACTACTGAATCAACATATTTAATTGATTCTAATATTGTCTTTCTAGTATTAAAAGACATAAAAGGCTTACCTTTTTTACGAGTAAGCCAGTCATCGGAATTTAATCCGATTATTACTTTATCACAAAGTTTATGAGCATCTTCTATCATAGCGATGTGACCCTCATGTATTGGGTCAAATCCGCCAGATAGTATTACTATAGTGTTACTCGACATTTAGGGTTCCGATATGATTAGCTTCATCATCATAAACAAAACCTGCTTTAGATCCCGAAGCTTTCCAGTTATTTAAAATTTTAACATGTTTACAGCCGCGACGACCAGCAGGACAGCTGCATCCTCGTTGAGTAAACTTGTATAGCGCTGTAGGCTCATCTGAATCTTCAAATTTAGTAAGCTCAATGAAATGTACTCCTTTACGCAACAAATACTGTGCCATAAGTTTCTCCTGTTATATAGATAACAATATCATTATTATAAGCTATAGGCAAGAATTTTATTATAGTTATTTGGTGTATGCACAGCTTTAAGTGTTTATACAAGTATAGATCTGATAGCAGGCTTATAGCTATTATAATCTTTTTCTAGGGCTAATTGATCAGGGAGTTTATGATTAATGAACTGTTTTCGCAAAGCACTATAAAAAGATTTAAATACAGGTCCGTGAGGTTTACATCTAGTATTTGACTTAACATAGTGATAAAACTGTAAAGCATGGGCTATCTCATGTGTAATGATAGCCTCTAGTTTAATATATGGATCTATAGCATAGAATCCTCCGATTACTTTATCAGAATCATATGAAGGATACTCATAGAATCTATATACTACGCTACCCTGTGTATTTGGTACAGAAGCGTTCATAGCAATATTAATACCTGGACCATTAGAATACAATCCGCCGCGGGAGCTTCGACGACGAGGGCTCCAGTCTAACTTAGTAGATAGAGCAAACTTAGAATCATAAGTTTCTTTACACCACTTTTCTACAATCAGAGAAAAGCTAAGAGCATGATTATTCGCTAGAATCTGGCGGTTATTTAGCATCGACGTTTACCTGTTGCGGGATCGGCAGCTTCCTCTTTACTTAGGACTACGTAGTTACCTTTATTATAAGCCTGACCTACCACTAAATTACCAGAACCTGAATAAGCATTACTTTTCTTAGCATAGCCATTTCCTACAGAATCAGACGTAGGTGGCATACTACGCAAACCTTCTCTAAGGTTAGGTAGTTTATGTGGACTAGATTTTACAGATTTTCCTTTGTAACCCATTTTTTTCAACCACTGTTCATGTTCTTGTTTTAATTTATCTAATTTTTTCATGTTATTATCAAAAATAAACACGCATATAAGCTAATATATGCGTGTTGAAAATATATTACAATGAAGACTTATAGTCACGCCATACAGTAGAAGCAGGAACACGTATAAAAGGCTTATTTTGTTTTTCTTGTTTTACCGGGTTAGGGATAGCAACCATAACACGTTTACCTTTTTTATAAGCTAGAAGTTGGTTCATTAGACGCTCTGACGAAGCCATGTAATCAGCCCTAATGCTGTTTGTCAATTTTTTAGATACATTAGAGTTAATTCCAGCGGACGTCTTTCCAGAAGTTTTAGTTGCTTTGTTAGCCATTTAATAGTTCCTTAGTTTGTTATATATATAATATACACACTAGTTAACAATATAGCAAGCAACTTTTAAATATTAATTGCAGTATAAGTACTGACAGTTATATTTTGATATAGCTCTAATAAGCAAATTATAAAACTACTAGGGTCATAAGGCTTAGCACAGTGTACACAGTGTATAGTACTCATAGGCTCTACCTTACCACGGTAAAACCATACTTCCGATTCTTCGTTACAAGTCGGACAAGCACTAATAGCTCTGTGCACCGTCATTATTGTTTTCTAAACTCTTTTGTCTTTTTAGCAATTTTGCTAGGTTGATTTACGTATTGCTTACCAGACTTAGTACCTTCTCTTTTAGCGCGATTAGTAGCAGCTTTTTCTCCGCTAGATAAAGAGTCCCAAGCTTTTTTAGGTAAATATCTACCCCTATCTTCTCTAGGTTTATCTTGTTCTTTTGGGTTAGAGTATTGCCATTCTTGTTCAGTCCACTTTTTCAGTGATAGCTGAGGTTTTTTTAAAGACATTACTTTGTCTTCTTAAGTATTGCTGCTTGTAGTGCTGGAGGAAGCTTCTTCTGTCCAGCAGTTAGCTTACCGCCTGCTGGTTTTTTATCTTTTGTCATACCAGATTTTGCTTTTGGTGCTTTAGCCATTTATTTCTCCTTATATAATAAAGTTATTATTTTTTGTAACCGCCGCCTGCTTTTTTATATTCTGTAGCAAGGAATTGTGCTTTACGTGCGCTCCATTGGCCTGGAGCACCGCCCTTACTTCCTGCTTTAATCTTTTCAAAAAGCTGTTTTCGAAGCGTAGGTTTTGTGTATATGCCTGCCTCATTAACTCTAGATTTACTATCAGCCATTACTTACCACGAGCAGCGCGAGCTTTAATCATAGCAGCAGCTGCAACGCGTTGACCTGCTTCTTCACTACCATATTGCTTAGCTGCTTTTGCTGCTACTTTACTGAAACTTTTACCTTTTTTACCTATATCCTCACCTGCCACTGCTTGCATAGCTAGTGATGAGCGTTCTTTTTTATTCATCATTTTCATACCAGGATGCTTAGACTTAACTTCTTTTACCATGATATTCTCCTTAAAAAAAATAGAGGTGTAAGTTAATACACCTCTATTATACAACTTGAAATTTTCTAGTCAAATTTAATTTACTTGTTTACAGATAATAGGCTCATTAGCATAAAGCTCTTCTTGTTTAGTAAACTCGTAAAAATGCTGTACTGCTACCTCTTTATGTTTAGCTTCAATATCAAAATCTGCATACTCTAGCATTGGAACGTGAATAGCCATAAGTTCTTCATCCCAAAATACTTCACAGTGTGCATTGGGTTTCATCCAGTAGTCTTGATTATCTGGACTAAATGATTGAGATACGTGAAATAAAGGTCTAATAGATCCCCAACTCTTAACAGCTTCTTTAAACATATCATCTGTGTGCAAGATATGTTTTACATCCCTAATTTTACGATTAACAGTTTTGTTACCAATAGTTACTTTTTCGCTTTGTGTCATTCTATGGCAAGCATAGTGATGTGTGTCTAGAGTGCATCTAATAGGTATATGCTTTGATAGTTCAATTACGTGTTCAATATCATAGCCATTAGGCTTATCTTCATTTTCTACAGCTAAACATTGTTGTGCGTAGTCAGATAGATATTGAAAATTAGTAGCAAAACGTTTAATACCATCTTCGCGCTTACCACCATATAGACCTTGTAAATGAATATTCATTACAAAGTCTTCTGCCGGTAACTTCATTAGTGACCCATATAACGCGTGATATTCTAAATCTTTAATAGAGTTAGCTACAACAGCAGCATCATTAGAGCCTAGAACTGTAAACTGTCCAGGATGTACACTAAGTCTAACTTCATGGTGCTTAGCTTGCTCACCTGCTCGTTGAAGAATGTCAGATAGAGTATCCCATATTTCAGCATACCAGTCACGAGTAAAATCTAAAGTATAACAAGGAAACATTTCAGACGAAATACGAAAACTACGCAAATTTCGCGGTTGAGAAGGAAAATAATTAGTTAGAATATCTAATAGTTTTCTACAATTCTCAATAGCTTTGCCTTGCACTTTTGCTTTTCCATCTGCTTTAAGTGCATAAGTCTTAGTAGTTGTGCCAAAGTTATAACGTTTAGCTAGTTTTGTGTCGTGAAACTGGCAACATTGACTAAGCCTAAAGTCTAGTTGTGTTTTATTAAAATATTCCATGTACTTCTCATTTATGTTAATACTGTTACTATTATATTGTAATAAGGTGTTATTTGCAAAATAAAAATAGCTTGATAAGAGGCTATCCTATCAAGCTATTTTTTATTTACTCATATAAGCTGTAGCGCCAAAATAAAAACCTATTATAGAAGCACAAGCTAAATAAAACATGCCTAGTAGATTATCAAGCGCTTGAACCCTAGAATCTGAAACTATAGGAGAAAAAAGTACTACAGTTACAAGTATCATGCTGCATAGTGCTACCCAACTAATTAATTTTTGAGCTTCAGCTTTTTGTTCTCTTAATTCAAGTTCTACTAGTTGGTTAGAAGTTACTAACTCGTCTTCCGATACGTTTCCGTCTTTATCCAAATCATACTCTGAGTTTTGTTTTAGTTGCTTAATCACTGTTATTCACTAACAGCTGTAATTTCAGTTTTTACAACTGCCTTTGGTTTATCTAACTTAGGCTTGCTAGTAACTTTTACATCTTCTACTGCGTGAACTTCGTCCCATGCTAGTTTTTGTAGAGCAATCAGTTCTAGACCCCACCCATGCTTTGCTAGCCAACGCTCTGCTTCAGCCCAAGTTTTACAATCTTTTATTTCTTGAATCATTAGATTCTCCTTATTGAATAGCTTGTTGTTTGTAAAAAGCTATTATATTTTTCTGTGCTATGATATAGCGTTTTAACTCTAGCATATTACCTGCTAATAAAGAGTAGTCTGAGGTAGTTAACCCGAAATATACACTACCGTCTTTATTTATAACTTTCCAACGAATTGGATTAAGTTTTATAGGTTCAGGACTAGGTACTGTAGCTGTTTTTATACTTACAGGTGCTGTTTGTATAACATCAGGCTTAGAACAGTTAGTTAGTGCTAATAGCAGAAAAACTATCAAAAAGATTCTGTGTACCATCGTTTATTCTCTTTTCTACTAATGCTGGCTTACGCTTACTTAGTTCTTCTAGATCATGCTTTAGCAACTTATCTGAAAGAGCTTGTTTTTCTGCTCCTAGCTGTTCATTTGAGCGCATCAAAGATATTAGAGAATCTGCTTGATTTTTATATCGTTGAGTAACTTGATCTAGTGTTTGTTGCTGTTCTTTTACTGTAATAGATAGCTTAGTATTGCTAGCTTGTAATTTACTTATAGTAGATATAGCACTTATGCCAATAGCAGAAACTACTAAGCAAGTAGCTACTATACCTCCTAATATATAAATATTCATTTACGTGGGCCTCCAGGCTTAGGCTGTGTTTTCTCTGCACTTGGGCCTCCCCAAAGCACTCTACGTGACCAGTAGTTAGGAGAAAATTTATCATCTTTAGTTAAATTACCAGAACCATCGCGTATTCCGGCACTACGTTGTAAGTAGTTTTTTCTAGCCTCAGAGCTATAGTTATTACCATAGTCACGATGCCCAAATTTAACTACTTTTATTTCATCGCCTTTTTTGGCGAGTACTACTTTTTTATGTTTATCGCTATCTGGATTCGTTTTAGGTTTATTAAAACCTGGATACTTTTCTCCGCGATATTCTATTCCACCGCCAGGTAGGCGCTTAACATCCTTCGCTTTTGCCATTTTTATATCTCGCTTCTATCTCAAGTATAACTTTCCACTGACTATTAGTAAGTTGTGGATAGCTATCTTGGAAATCTATACAACCAAGTATAAAGGCTTTTTCTTTATCTGTCAAAGGTTGACTTTCAAAAAACTGTTTTAGCTGTTTTTTAATTCTGCGAGTCATTATGCCAAGGATAAATCGAGTTTTTAGGTTTACGTAGTATAGCAACTCGATTTATTATTGAATAGACTAAATTACTTATTAATTGCATCAAAATCTATTCTCCGTTTTTGCAGCTCATATAAAAAAGGCGGAGCTGTCTTTTCAAATATTTGCGCCTCTTTACCATCTACAGTAATTACAACTACAATATTACGAATAGCAGTATTATATAGCTCATTATGTGCTACAGCATAACCACAACACTGTATAAAATAGTCTCTAATTTGTGTAGATTGTTTAAGTTTTTTTGATGTTTTAAAGTCAATAATAGAAGGAGCGCCTTTCCAGATACCTACCATATCAGTTCGACCGGCATATCTATACTTATTACTCCAAAGTATTTGTTCTTGACCCCAAACTTCTTCTAAACCACTTTCTACAGCTTTAATTAGATCTCTAGACATTTGTCTAACGTCTATAGCTTCATTTCTAAGTTCGTTCCAAATATCTTCATTATTAAAATAGCGTTCTGCGTATGAGTGTATTAATGTACCTCTATCCGTAGCTTGCTTGGAAACTCGTGCGGCTTCTTCTTCGCCTACCCGCGCTTTCCACTGCTCTAACCAAGGATTGTTAGCAGTTTTTCCTAATATAGTAGTAAGTGAAGGATAAGAGCCGTCAGGAGTATGATACATTCTACCACTAGGTAGAGTATCAACTTCCATATCAGTTAAGTATTTAAATTTATTATCATGTTTTATCAAAGGTTAGCCTTACTAAATAAAATTGGATATCCATGTTGTTTTGTAATCTCTAATACACGATTTATAAACGGATTCCTATTACTAGCTACTGTAACTACGCGAGCATATGCATCTTTAAACTTAGGAGTCATAACTTTAGATAAGTATTGACCGTGCGTTGGATTAGCGCCACAACCATAATAGCTAGCAAAATCTCGCTCTTGACAAATGTGATAGTGAGCATCTTGTGTTACTAGAGTATCAAAAGGTATAAACAGCTTATTTCTATTTATAAACGAATTATCGCTAAACTCTTGCTTACCATGCTCAAATGATACTATGTTACCTGCTAGCAGTGCGGAGGCTACTTGTTCTGGAGATTCAAAACCTATAGCATCTTGGCCTATATAACAGTGCTCAAGTAAAGGTCTACTAAGCAGCGCCGCTGCTCCTAGTGATACCGCAGCACCACTAGAAACTGGAATAGTAGCAATACTGCTAAATAATCCTGTATCTAGTATGGCAGTATTACTTATATAGTTTGCTGCAATTCTACCAACTATAGCTAGTTTATCCGTGTTGCAACGAAGTTGCAGCCACTGTGCTAAATGTACCATAGTATTGTTAATAACTGCTTGCGCGCTAGCAGCTATATCAGCGTCGGGCACTGCCGTGCCATAGCCATTATTAGCACTACTTAGCATAGTATAACCGCGATCATGCAAATCAATAAACTGATTATGCATCCAAGTAGCAAATTTAGGATTTCCCTGCAAACTTAGTTTCCTAAACGCATCTTCACTATATACGTTATATCCTAAAAATTGCGATATAGCAGCACTAAAAGTTGCTATAGAGTTTATAGAGTCTAAGTGCAGAATCCAATAAAAGCTGTTATCAGCATAGTATCCTAGACTAACGCACTCTGAATCTACTGCAATAATAGCACAGCAGTTATAGTCAGTAGCGCTAATTGTAGCCATACTAAGAGCTTCTAAATAGTCTACAGCTACTATAACTGCAGTGCTATGTTTGCGAATATGCGTACGAGCATCACGATATAGTTGTTTAGGAATTGCTATAGCATCCCAAACGTATTCGTTAAAACTGCGTATGCTATTATGAGGAAACGCACGTTCTCCTCGAACGTGCGTGAACTGCTGCTCAAGGCTAGCAGTAATGAGTCTAGGCGTGCAATGCGCAGCACTAGAACGATCTATGTTATAGTTAATACCCAGTACGTTCATGAACACAAATCAACATACTCACGAATTGTAGCCCAGCGTTCTTCTTCATCTTGAAGTGATTGTTTACGCAAAATTGTAGCTACTTTAGTTATTAGCGCTACTGGAATATCATATTGAGCTTTAATATCTTTTTTGAGTTCAGCAATGCTTTCGCGTATTGAATCTGCTTGAATCATAAGATCTACGATACGATTAATTTCTGTGCGCAGCTCTGCTGCAACTTGTGGTTCTATACTCATTTTATACTCTTAAAAGTGCTTCTTAGCCGCTCTGGCTGTTGTCTAATGCGCTTATCTGCTTCTAGTGCCGCTAGCACATCACGAAAAACTTGTATGCTATCGCTAGCACTATCATCTTGTATAAGCTTAGAATGTAGCAGATTATATGCTGCTACAATATTTGCTGTTCCAATTAGCCTGCTACCTGCTAGCTCACCTTCAGTTCTAGGTTGCGCTAGTTCCCATAAATGGCCGTGCCATACAGAGTTAGTGCTTTCGTCTAAAATAGCTACGGGAATTCCGGACAGAATTTTCCACACTAACGACTTATAGCTTTCCATTAATCAACAATCCAATCATCACGATGTTCGTTCGCATAAAACCATCCTAGTGCACGCGATATAGCGTTGCAAGCTACGCTTACATCAGTGTTTGAACTATGTTCAAGTGCAGTAGCAATTTCACGTTTAATGCATAGCCAGGGATTCTTCAAATTTGTTACTGCACGAATTGAAGCAATATCACGTTGATTCCAATGCTCAGCACGCTTAGAAAAAGCTGGAGAGGCATTTAGCAAACGCTCATTCTCAAGCATACGAGGAGAAAGCAGAGTATATAGCTGTACATAGTTATTTACTTTTGCTGTATTGTCGTCAGTGCTTAGAGCAATACGACGAGCGTTACGAACAAAATCACGATAAGGATTACTGCGAGTTAGTTTAAAAAACATTTATTTACCTAGGTATATTAGCATGTAAAGTTTAAAATAGCAACAGCTTTTTTATTTTAAAAGTCTGTTGAATAGTCTAACAGAGTTGTAGGATAAGTTTCACCATCAAGAGTCCAAAACTCTGCTTCATTAAACCATCTAAAGTGTTTTAATAGCATCCAACGAGCATTAATACGGCTTACTGCTGCATCATACTCACTAAAAAATGGGCGCTCTAAACTAAGTTCGTTACGAGCTTCTTCCATCCAGGCATGCGCTAGCCAAGGATTCCAGCGAGCAACATTTTCTGCTTCTCTAATTGTTCGTCTAATGCTCCAGCTAGCATAGCCAGTTGCACTATATTTTGGAGGTAAACTTCGTTTACGAGCCATAACTTTCCTTTAAAAGTTGGTATTGAATACGAGCATAATTGCTATGTGCTAGTGAGTATTCGCTATATCTATGCTTTTCAGAACTAGGCACCCTATATAGCACATGCTCTGTAAGATCAGCCTGAGTGCTAGCAACTATAAAATATGGGTCGGCACTTGGATTAGTTTTATATAGATCTATAGTACAAGGATGTGAATCTATTGCATACTCAAAACGAGTTTTAACTAGTGAGACACTAGCGAATTTATAATAGTTTAAAAACTGAAAAAAGCTAATTTCAATAGGTTCTGTCTTTATTGACGGCTGATGTATATAGTAGCTAGTATGATCAGATCTATGTTCAGCCCACACTGAGCTACAG